CAGCCCGGAGACCTGCTCGGCTTCGTATTCCGTTTCTGCATAGACCTGGACCGACATCGTTGCCGCATCGGTGATACGGTTCGGTGTCGCCCCTCCAACCCGCGTGACCACGACATGCGGGAACTTCGGCTGCCGCGGGTACCGAGTGCTCACTCGAATACCGCCGCAGATTCGGTGCAGCAGGTCAATAAACGCTTTTTGGGCTTGTGGGTCAGCTTCCCGCATTGATGTTCCTCAATAACGTGTTGTTCTTCGCGTTATCGCGAGCAGCCTTGTAGTTAGTCGTGATGACCGATGCGCGGTGACGAGACTTGCCCTCATACGGGCTGGATTCGTACCCGTCGCCGCAGGCGTCAGCGATACGCGCGGCACGTGAGTCAACCTCCGCCGCCACTGCGGGCAGGCGACGAATCTCCTCAAATGCCTTGATGTTGTACTTGATTTTCATCTAGCCCTCCATTCGCTTACAGCGGCACTCGACCAGCCCCGGCGAAAACCACGGGTTGGAGTCCCAGTTCCCCGGCGGGGCGGTCAGCTCGTAGACCATTCCATCGACCTCGATACGGTCACGGTCGGTAATGCCAGCTTCCACAGGGGCGTAGACCACCGCATCAAACTCCGCGGCCTCAGGGTGCGACGCAGTGACTGCCGGGGTGCCGCCCTTTTGCACCGCAAACACCATGACATTGTGCTTGGTGTAGCGATGAAGAGGGTTGCCATACGGGTCTTCTGCCCCGTCTTCGTGGCGGTGCACCGTCACAGGAATCGTGCAGGGATATACGTCAGCTACCATCCGGTTGCCTCCATACTCACTGCCCTGTCAGCGCTGAAATCTTGCAACGCGGATTCCAGCATCTGCTGTTCCTGGCCGGAAAGGAACAAGTCTCCGTCCGGATTCCGCCACGACGTGGACTGCGAAAACGACCCCGCAGTGGCTTGCTGCTGTGTGATACCGCCCCGGTCAGCGGCGGCCAGCGCTCGCTTCACCATAGACACCGACACCAGCGCGAGAACTTTACGCAGATTCTCGTCCGGGGTAGCCGGGATTTGCGGGTAGCTTGCCCGCAGCCATGCTTCCGCGTCGTCTAGGACAGCCTCGATGGCGTCATCTGTGACCGAGGCGGGGGCGGTCTGCCACCGCAGGCGAACGTCCCTATAGGTGGCAAACATGAGCTACCCCGCAGACAGGCCGTTGAGCTTCACCATGGCCAGCGGGTCGGTGACGCCGAACGCGACGGTCGCCCAGGTCTGGGACCAGGTGGTCTGAGTCGAGGCGTCACGCCACGTCTCCGTCGAGATTGGGGACTCGACACCCATGACGCCGACCATGCCGGCCTGCAGCACCAGACCCTCGCCCTTCTTCATGGCGTTGGTGGAGTGCAGGGTCAGGCCGAAGGTGCCGAGCATCTCCTGGTAGTTGCCGACGCCGAGCAGCAGCTTCAGGTTCTTGGCGTCAACGGGGTTGAGCACCAGAGTGTCAGCGGTGTAGCCGAGGTCAGTCTGCTCGATGGCCAGCTGAGCGTCCAGCAGGTTGCTGATGACTTCGCCTTCGCCGGTCTTCGCGGTCTTCGCGGTTGCTGCGACCTCGGCGGCCTTATCCCAGCCACCGGACGCCACGCTCAGGGTGCCGTCAATCTTGTCGATTGCCTCTGTCAGGGCCGAAATGCCGCGCTCGTCCAGATCCTTCACCATGGTGTTGGAGACCTGGGAAATCTTGCGCTGCAGCAGCATCGCATCATTGCGGATACGTGCCTCATCGGTGACGCCAAACTTGCCACCGGTCTTCTGGACACGAGCGACAACCGGCTCACCATCTGGGGTGTGCAGCACCGGGAACTCAGAGCCCGGCGCGACAATGCCTGGCTTGTCGGTTGCGGTCGGTGTGTTCTTGACCAGCTGGTCAAACAGCAGCGCGCCGCCGGTGGTGGTGACGTTGCCGAAGATGACCTTCGACAGGAGGTCTCGCTCAACTAGATGCGCCGCATAGTTGTCGATGCGGGTTGGCTCGTTGAGCATCATGTCGATGGTGATAGCCCCGTTTTCAACGTTGGGGCCGGAAAGCGGGAACATTGGGTCACGTGCCATTGTGTTTCCTCCTTAGTTCAGGGCGACCGTTACGGTGCCGTTAGCGGCCTTGGTGACAGCGATGCCGGCGACGGGGCCGTCGGTTGCCTTCTTCGCCTTGCCACCGGCAGCGGTGGAGATCTTGTCTCCTGCGGCGATAGCGCCGGAGGCGACCAGCTCGTAGATACCGAGGCGGTAGATGGTGAAGTGTTCGCCGTTCTTGGCGTCGTGTGCTGCGACACCGAACGCATCAGCGTCGGCGGTAGCTGCCTTGACGACGGGGTTACGCCCTTCCATGTCGGCGGCGATGATGACGAAGGTGCCCTGGGCGATGTCGCCCTGGGCCTTGCCGGTGATGTTGGTTGCTGGGGTGAAATGCATCGGCGTGGAAGCCATTGCGTCCTCCAATCAGGTTGAAATGAAAAATGGCCAGTCGGGTTTAGACTGGCCATCCTGCAGGGAATGCGTTGGGTGGAGTTTCCGGCTCCGAGCGGACTGCGGCGCCGAGTTGCTCCACCGGGGTGTTTGACGGTGGTCGGGTCTGTTCCTTCTGCATCGCTGCGAGCCGCTTGGCGCGGTCTTCGATTTCTTCTGGGCTGCCTGAGCCGAGAAGGTCGTGGTTTTCCTCGGCGATGCCGTAGCGGGCTGCCAGGCGAAGGCGTGTGTTTTCGGCCTCCAGGGCCTTGAATGCGTCTTCCTGGCTGGCTAGGCGCTCGGTGGCCTTTTGCAGTTCCGTCTTTTCCGCTTCCTGCTGTGTGCGCCAGCTCTCCGCGTCCGCGCGCAGTTCGTTGCGTTCGGTGCGGTAGCGTGCTGCTTCGCGTCGTGCTTCTTCGAGTTCCTTGCGGAAGTGCTCTGGCACGGGCTGCGAATCGGTGTCCGGTTCCTCCTGGGTTCCGGTGTGCGCCACCTGCTCGGCGCTGGTTTCGGTGGCGGTGTTTTCCTCCGACATGAGTTACCTCCTGGGTAAATCTGTTTTCGGGCATAAGAAAACCCCGCCACCACTTCTTGTGGTGCGGGGTAGTGCCATGGCGGGGACTCGCACCCCGCAAATGTGACTCCTACATGGCTTTATTCATTGAATGATGACTATCCGGTTACTTCGACTGCCTGAGAGACGAAGTCATCAATCTCATCGGAATCTTGATGCGTCTTCTTTAAACATAATCCTTCCGGAGTTACGAGATACGCAGGGCTCCCCTCAGGCTCATTCTCCGCAGGTCCTATCATCCAATGATTGTTGAACCGAAATGCAGAATCTGCGAACTGGTTTAATTGCTTCCCAGTCGCTGCAGCCACTGTTTCCCGCAAAGCAGCAATGCTTTCAATCATCTTTACTCCTCCCTTACTATTTTAACTGTGTCAGGAGTTGGGCGGAACCCCTGCATGTTGACCCAACGGAAACTTCCTGCAGCGCCTTTCTCGATGTCATACTCGAATCCCTCAATAGCTTGCTGCGCGTCAACAATGATTAGGCCATTGCCAGTCTTTTCCCAGCCTGTCACGTGAGCAGTCATCCTGCGCCTATACCTGATTAGACCGAAACTGCCCTCCGGCATTTTCTCAAGTTCATTTCGAACCTTTTCCCAAGCTAACCCGCCGGTTTCATGGTCTGAGCCAGTCCATTGCGGTGGTTTTCCACGGTCATCGCGCCAGGTCTTAGAGGAAGCTTCAGCGTCGACTGAAGGCTGTCCGGGAATTGCCGAAATATCGTATCCTTGCATTCGCATCAGCCATGCATTTACGCTTCGGATACAGTTGTCTGCATCGCCAGTGGGGTTAGCCCCTATAAGCGCTGTTTTGGCCGTCCGCTTCGAACCTTTCCGGGACACGCCTGGAAGTTTCGGTGGCGCTGCGCCTCGCTCAGCGTCCACAGTGAGAAGATTCTTGATATAGCTACCGCCGCCATTCTCACTGACATGGCTCTGCCATCTTTTCCATTGATCTTGCGCTGGAGCTCCATCTCCCCATGTTGCCTCCCGCCAGGCTGCTTGCAACCGATGAAACTCCTGCTCCCCCTCCCACGGCTGCCCCTCAATAACAAGAACCGCACGACAGTCACACCCATCGTGATACCGACGCCCATCAGCCCGGCGCGTAGCGGTGTCTTCGGAGTAGACGGGGCCGCGAGAGGCGAGCATTGCGCAGAAGGCGCAGGATTCTTGTCCTGTGAGTACTCGGGCGTAGCCGATTCGGCGTCCGATTGGGCGTTTGGTTGTTGCGTTGCGGACTCTTCCGAGGTGTGCGGTGTCTGCGACTGCTTTTCGGCCGGCGTTGAGGGTGTGGCGCATGAGGGTGCGGGTCAGGCGTGCGCTCATTTGCTCGATGACTCGCGGGTGATTGGGGAATGCAAAGGCCGGTACGGATTTCTTGATGAGTTCCTTGGTCTCATCGTCAACGAGCTCGAGGATGATGTTTGATGGTTTCTCTCCAAAGCCGGCGGCTCTAGCCAGTGCGTCGTAGGTGGCGTGGGGGCCGTAGCCTTGGATTCGTGCTGGGGCTACTTCTAACCCGAGCTGCGCCATGTCGCGCCCCATTTGCTCGACGTAGGCGCGATAGGCTTCCTGCCGGTATTTCACGACGATGGGGTGCAGCTCGACGGTGATGTCATAGACCGCGTCGGTATCCATGGGCACACCGAACTCATCAATCTTCGCTGCAACGTCGCGCTCTAGTCGGCGTTGGATATCACGGAGTTTCGCGTCCTGCGTTGGCATGTGCCTTCACCTCCTGCATGTCGATTGTTGTGATGCCGTTACAGTTCCGTTTGTGGTTCCTGACCACCGTCCGGCTCGTTGACGTCGAATAGGCCGCTTCCGCGGCCGGCTTGCGCTTCCCTAGCCCGCTTGACGCGCTCATGCGTCCAACCCGGGATATCCGACCACAGCTCGTCTGGCGGTACACCAAGCATGGTGGCGAGTTTGCCGAGCCCATCAACCGTCTGGGCAAACGAGCGAGCCGACGTTTCCGCCCACTTGACCTCAGAGGCGAAGTCCCCGGCTTCTTCTTCATCGCCAGCAATATGCGCACACAGGCGCAGCATCTGCTCATGCGACTCACCCAGTGAGGTTTGAATCTCAGAAGCCTTACGATCCTTGGAGGTCTCCAACGCCGCCAAACCGTCGGCAGAAATATTGGAAATCGCATTCGCACCAAGTGACTGTGCGGGAACCTGGGCGACTGCAGCGAAGTCGCGCACACTCGATTCACGCGCCTTGATGTACTGCGTCAAGTCCGTCTCATCGAACTGGCCGACCTTCACGTCCTTGTTCGCAAACGTCCACGTGTCACTGATGGACTGCCGCATTGCCTCATACTCCGACTTCGGAGCCCAGCCGGTGACATAACGCTGCTTGAATGCCGCCCAGTACTGTGCGACGCCCTGCTCATAGTTAGTGCGGTCAATCCTGGCTGATAATGCGAGCAGGTGCTCGATAATGCCGTTGGTTTCTTCGCCGGCGGCCATCATGCGGTCCTGGTATCGGACGATGGGCGTCACACCAACGTTGTGCTCCCTGTATTCGATGAACGGAAGATTCTCCGGGGACAGGTAGTAGCGCTGCTGCCACGCCAACGGCTCATCTGGGGCATTTTCGACTCCGAAGAAATACACACGCTCTTCGTCGTAGAGGCACAGGTGACCGTTGTCGATGACCATGGCGATTATCGGGAATTCCGTCTGCGTTGCCGCCCCGGTATCCGGCCACGTCATTTCCTCCCCGTAGCGGGCAACCAGCCGGCGTGGTGAATGCACGCCGATACGCGCCCCGTTGAGCGTCGATGGCAGCACCGACGCATACGCGGTGCCGTATTGCAGCGCTGCACGATGCAGACCGGTTTGGCGCGCATCCATTCGGTTGGTTTGCCAGTGGTGCCATGACCTGGCCTGCACTGAGCCTTCCGAGAAGTAGTTCTCGACCTTGAGTGACTGCCCATAGGTGTCCAGCACAAGCCCAAGGAACGGGGTCTGGGACATCTTCGCGATCTGCAGGTGCCGGTGATGGTTCTTCCCCTGCGCCACATCCATACGTCGCGCTGCTTCAGCGTCTGACCACGGCTGCACCGCGCGGTTAATTTCATCGAAATGATGTCGTTGCACCGAGTGGTCCTGCAAAAGAGCACGGATTGCGTCACGTGCCTGAGACTCATTCATAACGTGCCCTCCTAGTAGAAAAATGCCGTGTCATCGACCGGCTCTGCCTTAAGTGATGGATCAGATTTGACCATGCGGTAGACCATGCGAGCGCCAATCATGCAGACCGCCGCGTCAATCTTCTTCTGCGATGCACGGGACTCTTTCCGCACCGTCTCGCCATAACGCCCGAGGTGCCGCTGAGCGTTGCGCACATGCTCACTCAACAGCGGATTGCCGTCGTGGGTGAAGGCATGCTGCACAATTTCGGCAGCCGCAAGCTCACATGCCTGCGTGAACGGAAAGTCCTTGCTCCGCATGTCCCAGGCAATCGGCTCCGGGTTGCGCGCCCCAGGGGTTGCCCACAAGCGCAGCTGGTCGCCGTAGCGCTCCGGCCAATCCACCTTGACGAAGCTCTCCCACTCGCGAACATCGGCGAAGAATGCCAGCACCTCGAAGCGGTCAAACGCCCGCTGCACACCCGCATCTACCGCCTCGACGTCGACGACGTCGTCCGGCGGCGGTGCCCACACGCCAGCGGTGAACACATGTCCATCGTCCATGCAGCAACCAACCAACGCGGTGTGGTCATTAGACAAGGAACCGTCGAAGAACAGCACAACCGGCTCGCCATCAATGAGTTCACGGTCAGGCCTGGACATCTGCGCCCAGTCCTGCGGATCACACCACGAATCCAGCGACGCGGTCGGCCAGTTCAAATACTTCCGCTTCGAATCATCAGGCCGCGCCTTCGGGTGCCAAATACGCGCCACAATCGCGTCCAGATCAGCCCACGGGCAATCCTCATACACAAAAGCCAGCCCGGCGCGCAGGCTGGCTTCATCAGCGAGGTCAGTGTCTGGTGGGGCTTGGCGAGCGTCGTAGAGGATTTTGCGGTCAGACTTAGTGCGACCGTCTTCCTGCAGTGTCCAGGCTTCGAATGTTTCCTCCCCGGCCGAGCCGGTGCCTGGCTTCCAGGCGTTGAGTGTCTCCAGCATTCGGGAACCGGACTTCGCGAGGTTATCCAGCAGCGTGCGGTGTAGCTCATTGCCGCCGTTAGAGTTCGTCCAGTGCTCGAGCTCGTCGCCGATGATGAACGTTGCTTCCGCACCTTCAGCCGACGCCGCCGACGACGTGATAACTTCCAGCTTCCCTGCTGGCTCCACATTGATTTGTGTTTTACCCGCATCGATTTGGTAGTCGCGGTTAAGCTGAGGTGCGGCGCGCTTTGCGACCATCGCTCGAACCATGCGCATAGTGTTTTCGGTCTGGTCCTGGGAGACCGCCGCGATCTGCACAAGTGGCATAGGCTGCGGTTTGCCGACACAACCACCAAGGACATTGGCGTCGAAATGGTCCAGCCGTACAGGCGCAAGCAGCTCAATCAGCGCCATGACGGCAGCGAATGGAGACTTACCTGAGCCCTTAGCCAGCCGACGGGCCGCGTGATAGTACACGAACCGCCCTTCATCATCGACCGCGTAAAACCACAGGATAAAGCGCGCCTGCTCGCGAGTGAACTCCCAGCGCTTACCAGCACGAATACCATTCGGGTGGCGTAGATACTTCGCTGCCCAAGCGAGCGCGTTCCAACCAAGAGTGTGTTCCGGAATCCCCTCCGGCAACGTGATAAGCCTATCTGCGGCAGCGACCACCGAACCGTCACCGCCTTTCCACCTAACCGGCCAAGTTCTTCTTGTACCTATCCATCATCAAAATGGCTGCCTGCGTATTGTCGTCAAGCCGCTTCTCCGTATCGGCGCGCTGCAGCTCAATCCGCAGCCGTCGACGCGCCCCTTCTGTGGTCAGCAGTGAGTCCATCATCGAGTTAACCTGCGCGATGATGTTCGCCCTGACCGGTTCCGGACGCTTCATCTCATCAGACAGGATCGTCGCGCAGATGTGTGCGGCTGCCCAGTCTGACGGTTCGAAAAACACCGACTGCCCAGAGGTCTTTAAACTGCGATACCAACGCTTCGCGCTGATATGCCAATTACGGTCCTCCGCTAACGGCTTCACCGAGCCCGCCCCGGCTGCCTTCACTGTTGGAAGCCCATCAGGTTTATTTCGGCGGCGACGCTGATCCGACCGTTTTGGTACTGGCCCCGGCATCGGCGCACCTCCTTATGTTTTTGGCAGCTCCCCCGCGGTGCTCATCGCCTGGGCTGTCAAAGCTGCATTGGAAAGATTTACTAGATTGCCCGTTGTCCAAACGTCTGATGTTGTTCGAATGAACCGGGCATTCGAATAGACCTCGACACGTCCGTAGTTGCGCCCCCTGTCTTCCGGCAGGAATCCGAAGATGTGGAGTCCTTTGCCAGAGACTGAGCGCTCAATGAACGCGCCCGGCGCGGCGTCAACAATTCGGCGCGCCCATTGTTGGAGTTGCCCATTGATGAAACAGTCGTCGAGGTCAATGCATGCGAACCCGCCACCGAGCATGAAACCGTGCGGCTTCTTTTTGACGTCACGGAACTGCGTCCATGTTTCTGGCTTAGTTGATGACGCTGGCTTACCGTTGGCCTGCACGGGGCGCTTCCCGTCGGCTGCAACCCAACGGCGGGCGCTAGCCATTTCCTGTGGGTAGCGGTTGCGCTGACGGGCACGGTAGGCCTTTTGACGGCAGGCGTTAGAACAGAAGCGTGGGGTGATGCCGCGCCGGTTGGTGGCCTCGAAGTCGCATCCGCACTGGTCACAGGTGGTTTTCATACCTTCATTTTACCATCTGCGTTACGACTTATGCGACCTACCAGCACATATAGAAAGTAACAGTATGGTCACGCCACTAGCAGCGCTAAAAACTCGCCTATGCCAACTTTCAGCACCACCCCAGCAAAAACCAGCCAGAAGCGACCACAGCCGCCAATTACGCCCCTTCACCCGAAACACTGGAACCCGTACACAAACTCAGAAGCAATGCCCTCCGCCCTGGCCAGACCCTCGAAACGAGGGTCCTCCCCCACCCCTCACAGTAGGCCTGGGTGGGGCTTGGCCCATATGGGCTGGCGGCGTCGCTGCCGGGCGCGGGTGGCTTCCCCAGCGGTCTTTTTCCTGTGGCACGACGAGCAGATAGCCCGGAGGTTTTCTAACTCATCTTGGCCGCCTTCGAAGACCGGCACCATATGGTCCACTTCGTTGGCGATGATAGTGCAGCCGTGTAGTTGTGCTTGGCATTCGTAGTGATCGCGCGCCATGACTTGGTCTGCTAAGGCTTTTGGTACGCCTCTGGATCTGGGGCCCTGGGAGTTCGACTTCCACCCTGGCATGTCTGGTACCTCCTGGGGCGAGTGGCGGCTGGGGGCTACCGGCTGACCTCTAGGGGTTACTGAAGCGGTGGTGTCGTCCAGGTGAGACTCTGTGGTTTTCTACCGCGACCGTTTGTTGCCGTTAGCGGAACTCGTGTTAGGCAATCGTGAATGTGTTGACGTAAAGCAAAAGCTCTCAAACCACAATCTCAAATGAGATGGTTTAAGAGCATGCGCTTCAGTCAAGCGTAGCTTAGCACACGGACTGTAAACCGCAGGTCACGAAGTTCTACCCTGTCAACCGTGTGTCGTCGCCACATTGATGTGCTGCGGCTGCGCGCATGCAGTCTGCGATGTCGAAGAGTTCCACGCCTTCAGCGCTCAGCGTCGTTGGAATCTCGCCTTGCTTCGCCCACTTCCGCAACGACGTGTGACTGACACGCACACCAAGCACTGCGAGCGCGTCGGCGACTTGGCGCGCAGAACCCTGCTGCGGAACCTCCCGCCGTGCCACTGGCTCAGGTGGACTCACCCTATCGCCTATCACCCGCCGATGATGCTCCACCTCGATGAGCAGTGTGTCTGCCCATGCGCGTTCGGCGATGTCGTGCACGCGATCGTGGAGCCAGCGAGCTATGTACTCGAGGCGTCGGCTGGCTGGTGGCTGGCATTGTGCTTCGTAGGCGAGTGCTTGTGCCCAGTCCCATAGGCATAGTTCGGCTGCGTACTCGATGTCTAACAGGTGGATGGGTAGTGGTGGGCGGGATTGCCGGGTCTTTGGAGGGCGCCCTGTGTTGACCCCGGAGGCTGGTGGTGAGGGGGTCATCATGTCGGTGAGGGTGGGGGCCATTGTTTCGATGGCGGTGAGGGCGCGTCCGAGTTGTTCTATTTGTGGTGGTGTGAGTGGTGGCATGGCGTCCTTCGGCAAGGGGGTGGGGGTGTGTTTGGTGGGCATAAAAATAACCCCCATGTCTTCATCCCGGGGTGCGGGCGACGTGGGGGTTGGTGTGTTTTTGTGCTGGTTGTTTTAGGTATGGCTGAAGCCCGCACCTGAAGTTAACCAGGTTGCGGGCTTCTTACACTTCTGCTGACTTGACTAGAGGCAGATGCATGGTCCAGGCGCCAGCAAGCAGGCAGTCAGGCTGAAACTAAAAAGTTCTCTGCCTTGTCAACTGTCGCATGGGTTGCACGCATGAAGTCGCTGACTGTGGCGCAGTCTCCCAATCCGAGATCAGCGACGCGGCGTGCGACTCCTGGGTGGACTGGCGCTTCGCTTGTGAAGAGGGTCTGCCAGTAAAGCGCTGGCCAGTCTGGCATGCACAGGTAAATTAAGTCTGTGCTTCCAATCTGCTCCATTGTGTCGTAGAGCATGTCATTTTTGAGAGCTACCACTGCAATAATGTCGCCTGTGGATGCGACTCCGTTGCTAAAGGTGCGGACATATTCTGGATGCTTCTGGAGAACCTTCTTAACAAGCTCCTGCACATTTCGACGGGCTAGCATCCGGTTTGGGTCGTAGTCGTGGAGAGCTCGGACCCATATATCTGGGTATTGGTCGTCCCCTGGGCGCGCGAGGCGTTCCTGGAACTCATCGAGTTCGATGCTCTCTTCGTCTACTTCGTGGAGCAGGGAGATAGCGCTTTTGATGTCCGCTCGCGCATCGTCCAGTTTTTCTCCAGAGCCGTAGACAGCGCTATCAATTCCGTAGGCTTCCCACTGCGGGGACTGGTTCTCGTAGCAGCGGAACACTACTCGTTCGGTTGTGTTCATCCTTTTCGAACCTCCTCTTTTGCTTGCTCTTCAGAAAGACCAAGGTCTCGTACAAGTATCTTTCTGACGGTTGCTGTTTTAAAGTCTTTTGATCGTGTCGGGAAGGCGAATGTAGTTCCGGTATATGGAGACTTGTAGACACGATGGCTACCTCTTTGGCGAAGATGCTTCCCGCAGTGCCTCTTAATAATTTTCTCGAGTGTCTTATGTGAACAGGTAGGAAATCCTGGTGGCACTCCGCCTCCTACCCTCGCTTGCAAATCTACTTCATTAGGTTACTTATGTCCGTCCTTTTTCTGTAATGGTCACCCCCGCCATGTCGCTGACTCGTTATAGCCCGACTCCGTGTGGATCCTTGATTCTGGGTATTCGGCTGCGTTTTCCTGGTTCATGGCGCCTCCTGTCGTGGTCATTTGTCATCTCCCCAGCGGATGACTCGGCACGGCAGCATGACAACATGAGCCCAGCCACTCTCCCACTCGCCTTTCCTTTTCGTCCAGGAATTGCCGAAGTCATCTTCGATGATGGTGCGGTTCGGTGCGTCATCGAGTTCTTCGGTGGTGGTGAGCGTCACGGGGTCGAGGGTGAGGGTGTTGATGCTTACTAGAGCCGAAAGCGTCCCTGTTGGTGCGCCACTGTTTAAAAAAGCAACCTCTACATAGCTGTCGGAGTCTGCCCGTTGTCTACAGATGATTCCTCGCCCGTATGTCGGGTGTGTTGCCCAGCGTCCGAGCAGGTTTTCCTGCTCCTGCTCTGGTTGCTTGAGTTCTTGAAGGTCGGTCTTGAGTTTGGCGAGTTCGGCCTTGAGGCGTTCGAGGGTGGCTTCGGCTCTTTTAATGACGGTTTGAGTGCTTCTGATGCAGAATTCAAGCTCGGCGATAGTGGTCATAGTTGTTTCCATTCCTTTCTGTGGCTGCGTTTTCCTATCCAGGCTCGGATGTTGGCGAGGACTCGGCTTCGGTAGAGCACTGGGGTGTCCTTTTCTCTTTTCGGTTGCCTGCTCCAATAGGTATCGCGATAAATCTCTCCCGCGAGACTACGGTCATTCCAGAGTCTTTTTCCGTTGGGGAGTTGGGGTTGCCAGCGGATTTCTCCGCCTGGTTCTCCCCACATAACTGCGCTCACTGGCTCTCCTTCTGCACGTACTGCATGGCTTGCTGCCAGGTTCGGAGCAGCCGGGTGGTGTAGATCATCTGGTCGAGTTCTTCGCAAAAGTAGTCGTCGGTGACTGCCCAGCAGTTTTGCCCGGCTTTCCACACGCGGGGTTTTTCTGTCATTGCATGTCCTTGGCGTGTTGGATGAGGGCGATGGCCAGTTGCTCGAGGTCTTTTGCTCTGGGCTCGGTGTATGGGAGCCAGGCGGTGCCGAGGTCACCCGCGTCGAAACCGGTGCCGTCATCGTCCGGGAGCTCAATCACGGTCATAGCGGCACCCCGTTGATGAGGTGGTTTGCGGCTTCGCCGAGGTAGCCGATTGCGAAGCCAGGGTCAGTGAGTAGCTGAATCAGAATGTCCATTGGTGTCTCCTAGTCGTGTTCGTGGTTCCACTCCCGCCGGTCATCGACAGGCGCTTCGCCGATGGAATACAGGTGCAGCGCCCATTTGACAGCGTCTTTCCAGCCTTGGAAGCGGGGCCATTCTGGGAGCGTCTGGGAGGTGTACTTGTCTTTGGTGTAGGTGGTGACGTTCCAAACTCGCTGACCATCGGGGTCAATGTTGCTCCACACGTGTCGGTTGCTCATTTTTGCCCCCCTAGCGTGCTCGTAGAGCGACCAGGACAGGCCGAGCGCCGCCCACACCCACACGCCGATGTTGAGTGTCTTAAATTGGCTCACAGCGCATCTCCATCGATCTTGCCGTCGTTCAACTTGATGAAGTTCCGGACGGTCATCATCACGCACTGCTCCAGAGGGTCGGCAATCCCGTGGCGCTTGAACATGACCACGCCGATGTATGCGTCGTCGTTGATGCGTTCTCGTTCAACTTCTTTGAGCCATCCGCCGATGTTTAGCCGGGCGGTGTTTTTGCATTCGACGGTGATTTTGTCGTTCCAGGCGGTGCGGAGGTTTGCGATGTCTCCGCAGTCTTTCGCCCCGGTTTTTACGCGTCGGTCGATGCGGTCATCGATGTATTTGGCGAGTGTGTCTGCGATATCTCGCTCGAACTTGGCTCCGGCTTTTTTGGCGGAGGCTCGGTTTCGTCTCATCGTTTTCTCCTTGCATGAAAAAACCGCGCTGTGAGAGCGCGGTCGATATGGGTTGTGGGGGCGTGCCATTGGTGGCGCTGCTGTGTGTCGGGGTGGGTGTGTGGCGGTATGTCACCAGTGTCATGCCGCGGGATATTTGCCGCTTCGGGAAGTCTTACAGGGAGCGAAGCGCAGCGAACGGAGTGAGCGGAGCGGAGCGAGCGGGGTTAACTATTAGCTTCTATTACTGCTTTGTATGACACCGGTGTCAGGTCGTTCGGTCACCGGTGTCAGGTCGTTCGGTCACCAGTGTCAGGTCGTGAAAACGCTACGGCATGACATCGGTGTCACCCCGTCATGGTGTTTTCAGACACCACACAATCGGCCTACGGTCGCTTCGAATCTTGCCCGCCAGACTCTGATCCCCACGGGCAAGAAACCCTTTTTCCTCCAACGAATTTAGAGCCCGGTACGCCGTCCGGTGGCTAATACCAACCGACTCTGAGATAGTCGCCGCAGACGGCCACGCCTGCTGCAGACCATCCCGCTCACTGGCCATATCCGCGAGCATGTAGAGCACTGCCCGCTCCGTGGTGGTAATCCCTCTAACATCCTTAGTCACCCACCTGACGGCGGGAATACTCATACGGTGGCGTCACTCCTACCACGGCGGCTGAGCAGAGGAATCAAACCCGGCCGCAGTATTCGACGCCGCAGTGTCACGCCCAATCTTCGGCACCAAACTCACCGTGGAAGCCAGCAGGTCCAGAGACACACCATCGCGGCCGTCCTTCGTCGTATACGGGCGATGCTCAGCGCGCCCGGTCACAACCACACGACGGCCCCGCGTCAACTGCTCAGACAGGCGCTGTAGATCCTCCCTGTCACTACCCCAGTAGGTGACGTTCCACCAGGTCGTGTTGACCTCTTCCCAGGAGTTGGACTGCTCATTAAACTGCGACCTGGAATGCCCAACCGAGAAGGACACAACCTCCTTGCCGGACTGCGTGACCGCGTACCTCGCGTCACCACCCAAGTTGCCGCCAATAGCTACAAAGTTCGGGTTACGCATTATTGAGTTCCCCCCAACGCGCCTTAGCTGCCTGGCGAACCGTGTCGAACTGCTCCTGCGGCAGCCCGTCTTCCTTGGCTGCATTCATGATCTTGGTGACCTCATCCTGCGACTGGGCCTTCGGAATCTCGCTCAGGTACTCGTCGACAACAGCAGCCAACAACTCCGGGTCATCATCTGCGACCACGTCCGCGTCCTGCGCCGGTTCCGACTCTGGTTCTGGTTGGCGGCGTGCGTGGACCCGCTGTCGTGCCGCCTCCAACGCCCCCAACGCGCCACCCTGCTGGACATCAACCCGTGTTGCCTCAGCACGCACCGGCTGACGCATCTCCGCCGGCTCATACATACCCGCAGCCAGTGGACACACACGACGGTGAGCCTGCGCCTCAGCACACTTAGCGAGCATCGTCGGCCCGAACTTCGACCACATACTGGTTGGCTGCCCCTTCTTCGTCAGCTGCACGTACTCATCCCAGGTAGCGATACCAGTCGCTTCACTGCCACCAACAGTGACCGTCACCTCTGCAGCAGCAGGGAAGCCCCACGCCTTAAGCCAAATCGGATGCTGTGTGCCTTCCGCGTCATAGAAGATAGCCCGACCAATCGTGGCAGGAACACCCTGCTTCGCCGCGTACCGGTGTGTCACCTGGCGGAAACCATCGATACCGGTCTGCACGGTCCACTTAGTTTCCCAACGCTCCGACTCCCCGTTGTAGCCACCGGTCTTTGTCTTGCGGCCGATGAGGTACAGCTGCTTGAGGAATGGATCGAGGCCGGTGCGGTCACTGACGGTCGACAGCATGGCGAGGTCACCGTCTGAGGCGTCACCTGCGTTCATGAGCGCTCGGAGTTCGTCACGCTGGGCCGGTGTCCAGTTCGACGTCTGCCCTGCGTGGTGGATACCGCGGTCATTGCTGGTGCCAACAAGGTTTCCACCGGGGTTAGTGGTTTGTGCTGGTAGGTTCATGGTTTCTCCTTCTGGGATAGGAAAACCCGCACTGTTTTCAGCGCGGGTAGTTGTGGTGGTTGGTTTCTGTGTCATTTATTTCTCCTCCGGAAGCGGCACGTGACGTAGCTGTACGCCCTTCTTCGTGGCGACTCGCTTAGCGATGACGTACCCGTCCGGGTTGATGGCGGTCGCGGCTGTACCCATTGCTTCCAGGAGTTTCGCCCCGGCCACCTCAGCGTGCTTATCCGCCGTGCGCTTCATGCGGCCAGCAAGCTTTGCCGCGGTCTTGGTCTCGTCCCACTCGGTGGCGGTGGCATGGTCGATGGTTACCGGGTCGGCGTCATCGTCGATATCCGGGTGCCGGAGCTTCGCGATCTTGTAATCGTTCGGCGCAGTCGGGGCTGGTGGTTCCTCGAGTGCCAGGTGGTGTTCCGTCGACTCAACAAGCTCGACGGCGAACTCGGGTAGCCACGGCACTTCCAGCTGCTTCCACTCGTAGAACGGCCCGCACACCACGATCAGCGCAGACATCTGTACTAGCCCGGAGAACAACATCTCGATGGTCTCTTGGACGAGCCAGTCCGCTGGAATCGTCTCCGGCGTGAGATTCTGATACTCCTCCCAGTCACTAACAGTTTTGAACTGCACGCAACGAGAATGCTTCGGGCTACGGACGTGGCCTTTCCTGGTAGCGATGCGGTCAAGCGTGGCAGCGTTAGGGAACGGTAGGTGCGGGTTGGTGACCTGCACCTCTCCCCTTGATAGTCGCCAGTCTGGGTTCTTCTGCGCCCACCAGTAGGCCAGGGCATGTTCCATCGCGTGGCCAGTCAAGAACCGGTCCTCCATACCGGAAGGCTCGACCCTGATGCCTCGCATTGTGTTCCACACGCTGTATGGCGTCGCGTAGGCGGACTCGCCGACAATGCCGGCGACCTTCGACGCAGTAACCAGGCGAGCCCACTCTGGCGTGCCGGGCGGCGCCGAGTCTTTCACCACGTGCAGCCGGCCAGGGATTTGAAGCTGTGTCACTCCTCTCCCCTTTCGGCTAGGTTCGCGGATTTAATCAGGACGGTTCCAAGCCAGCGAGCTTCTCCTGACGTCATGTCGTGGCTGTTGTCGCCGAAATAGACGGACACCGGGCACCTGACCTTCTGACTGGTAGCAGTCACAAACACGTCCTCATCGAGAAAATGCTCATCGATAACGACGTCACCACTGCGATTCCTGTAACTCTGCACGACAGCTCCTTTACAAATTGGAGATAAAAATGACAATCAGAATGACTGCGACCACTGTGGTTGAACAGCCGATAGACACGGCAATGTCTGCGACACTGTCTTCCGGGTACGTTCTGCCCTCCGGCGGGCGGACATCGGGGAATTCAGCAGGATTCATATGGATCTCCTGGGATTGGCGCACCGCTGATGATGTGCTGGTTGATGAGATGGGTCATGTGGCGGCGTCCTGCGTCGGTCAGTCGCCCGGTTGCTGGGTCTGTCCAGCCGCGCTCATACAGCAAACGTTTGAGTACTGGATGGCATCCGACTCCGGGGCGGGCGTACTCGTCGTAGAGCGCGCGGTGCGCCAGGTGCTCCACGTAGGCTTCTTTGCTCACCGGTCACCGCCCTGTGGCTGGTCGGCATCGATGAGGTCACCACAGATGTGTGTGACGACCTCGGGTAGTACTCGGCGGGCTTCCGCAATGCGCCGCACAGTGCCGTGGGAAGACAGTCTTTGGCGGCGGAGCTGCCGGTAGTCACTACGGATCTGCACGCGCTCGGCATCGGTTAATCGGCGAATTGTCATGGCCTCACCCCGTCATACTCAACCCACGTGGCCCACACGCTCCCATTCACTCGGGAAGCACGGAAATGGCCGCCAGGCATCCGCCACGCAGCGCCCTTAGTAATTGCCCGGGTAAGACGTGCCACCTCTGACGCCTTTTCCTCACCAGTCAGTGAATCCCAACGTGGATTAATCAAATCCGGGGGCAGCTGCGCCCACCGGCCAGCGTTAGCTTGCAGTGCTTCAGCAAACTCACGTAGCTCTGCTGTGAGCTCCTGTCTGCGGTTCACGCTCCGAGGAGGCTCATCGAAAAACTCGAATTGTCGCGGTGCCATGGTCTCCTCCTTCATTCGCAGGTGACGGCTCGTTATTTGTCCGTTCGTAATCAGCCCGAGGTGGTGGGTGCATTTCCCTTTGGCTGCGGGTAGTCGGTGGCAGCCGGGTATGGTGCAGGTTTTCTGCCGGGTCATGGTTTTCATAGGCACATCACCAACGAGGAGAGGATGATGGTTCCGAAGGTGATGATGAAGGCCCAGAACCCGAGGTCGATTTTCGGTGCGTGTGGTTCGATTTGGCGCGGCCTGCGGGTGTACAGCTCCAGCAAATCCGGGTGATCATATTCGATGCTCTTTTTTGGCCATCGCAAATCACACGCATCCACCAGGTCGAAAAGGTCATCATGCTGGCTCATGCTGCGTCACCGCCGTAGAAGGCCATCCCTTGGAGCCACGGGTCAATGGCGTGCTCTGGGATGTTGATGTTGCAGCCCGGTGCTCGCTGGCGGTACTCCAGCTCACCTTCGCGGCAGAACTTGCGGATTTCCGCCTCACTATATTGAGTAATCTCTGCGACTTCCCTGGGGCTTAGATACTTGACCCCTGATAAAGTTTTCATTGCTACCCCTCTCTAGGTAGTAAAAGAAGCCCCCTTTGACCTGCTGCAACCAGGACAAAGGGGGCGGTGGTATTCAAAAGATTGGGTTCGGCGCGTGAACTTTACGACTTATTTCTCGCTCATCGCGACTGCTGTTCCGGTGCTTCTCGTTGCTGGACTGATGAACCCTGTAATGCTTCGCGAGTATTCAAAAACCCCGAGCGGCGCGAAGAAAGCTAAGAGATATATCGCCTTATCGCTGGCGGCCACCGCGGTTTCAATTACTTTGGCGTCGTTGGGTGACGTTGACCCAATGCCTACATGGCTAACGATTACGTTCATCTGCTTTTCCCTCGTTACCGGCGCAGCGCTTGGCAATTCAATCATCTTTATCTACTTCCTGGCGGAGTATGCGCTCGATGAGAACCCGCACCCTGATCGCTTTGAGTTTGAGGAACGCGAGTTGGAACGGAGACAAGCGGAGCTCCGAGCGAAACGCGAGCTCCATACCCGCGATGGTTCCAGCAACAGCAGCCAAAGCTCCTAGTAGCACATTTCCTCCTTTTCTTTTTGTGGCTTTGGTAGGGCGCGCAGCTGTGGCTCGCGTGCTGAAAGGATCCACGCGGGAAGGTCGCCGACGGCTTCGCTCCACGCAGGCGGGGCTGACGGTCCTCAACCCACGCCCCCTTGAAAGCAAGGAAAAGAGGGGGTTGCCTGGTGGTGACGTTGACGCGCCCAGTGGTCTTGGCGGGAGTCGAACCCGCACCCCCCGCTTCCGTTGTCGAGCCAAAAGGCAAGAGGGCAAACCAATTTTCAAGACCTCTGAGTAGGTTTATTTATGGTCGGCGCGCGTTACCTCCAGGTACATCACCTGGGTTCCTGCCCTCCGGCTTGCGCGGGTCATCGCAATCTACACACCATGCTCGCCGCGCTAGTATCAGCACCGACCTATGAAATTCTTCAAATAACAAACGAAAACCGAACACATGTTCTATTTCCAGCGCCCACGGATGGCGTTGAACCAACCACGGAGGCCTAAACGGATATGGGCTTTCTAAGTCACGTCAGCGACTACGCCACGTCCTCGGAGTCTCCTTCCACCGGCGCAGTCTCAGCCCACGCCATGAACGTGATCGCACCAGCAGCACGCATACGCGACGCAATCTCCAAAGCGCCATGCACAGCTTCGCCACGCGCATCAAAATCACGCTTACGCGCCGCATCTTCCGTGCGAGCCCACAACTCAAAATCCTTCGGCGTCGCATCACGCAACCGCACACGCTCATTAACCTTCACGGTCTTACCGTCGATAACCTGAAGGTTCTCCAATGAAATCGGCTCGTTCACATACGATGCCCAGTCAATTGGCAGCGCCTGCAGCTTGTGAAAATCACGCATCAACCTGTTCCCGGCCTGCGTTGCCTTACCCTCAACATCTCGAGCAACGTTGCGGACATAGTCAGTGAGCGCTCGCTCTGTATCGAAATCAACAGCGCGCAAGTCGGTCGAATCAGCGACCTCATCAACCCAGCCACGCTCATTCATGGTGTAGCGCGGTGGGCGAGCCTTAGACAGTTCCCTTGCAAGGTATTCCCGGAGGTTCATTAGTTGCGTCCCTTCAAGTAGGTGGATTCGATTTGGAGATACTCGGCGCGAAGGTCATCACGAAGATTCGCCAGGATCTCATCGCGCTCTGGGTTAGTCAGCATGTCTAGGCCGACAGAAAAGTTATTGACGAATGCTTCAATGAATCGGCCAAACCGGTCTAGGCGCTCTTGCTTGACGCGTTTCGCTTCTGCTTCTGCGCGTCGTTTTTCGGCTTCAATACGGCGGGCTTTACGGTCATGCTCCATATAGGCCGCGTAAGCCTCACGCATGGTTGGGAACACGCCCTGTGGTTTTTCGTCTAGCCACGCTTTCGCTTCCTCGTGGTTGTCGAAGTAGCGTCCGGCGCTGTCCTCGCGTTTCTGTTCGTCACGCGCTTCCTCGATACGGCGCTGCTCCTCAGCTTTACGGGCTTTGAGTTTCACATTGGCCTGCCGGTACGCGTCATCGAGGGCGACCTCACCATCAATTACGGACTGCGCTAGTTCCGGCAGTTCATCAAGAACACGGCCAGCGCACTTCATGGCGAATTGCCATGCCCCAAACTCTCCGCTATTGGAGGATTCTCCATTATCCACACTTCCGCGCTTCCAACGTCCGTTTCTGCGATACCCATCGGTCTGCAGCGACAACGCTGTGGACATAGCCCGTGAACCTGTGGACTGGTGGCGGCGCTCATTCGACGAACGAACAAACGCACCCTCATCATCGCCCTCATGAACCGTTACGCGCGGCTCAACGCCCGCAATCTCGCACGCCTTGAGGCGGTTACGACCATCGAGCAGAACGCCATCAGCCGTGACGGTAATCGGCGACTGTTGCCCGTTTTCCTTAATGTCTGCTGCGAGTTCGGCAAGCGCTTCTTCCGAGAGCATTGGGTAGAAGTTCGCGTGCTTGCTCACGCCTTTAATCTGAACCATGTGTTATCCTTTGGTATGTCTTTTGGTTGACCTTTGTGGTCTGCTTTGCCCCTCGTTCCAGCGAGGGGCTTTTCTTATGCCGCTTGCTTGGTTTTCATCTCGACTGTGTAGAACAGTGAGTCGAAAGGAACCCGGAAGCCTAGCGACGCTCCTGCGATAAATGCTGCGGATACGTTTTCGCCTTCCATCGCTCGCCGGTATGTTCCCCGGCTGACTCCGATGGTTTTGGCCATCTCGGTTTCGTTCTTTCTGGTCAGGCGGCGTAGTTCACTCATCTGTTCGCGCTTGACCTTGACTGCATAACTCACTGAATCACCTCCATGTAATTCGCTGCCTTGCATGTCTTAAAGTTAATCCAGATTGGATTATTCTAGCAACACTTTCCCTATTTCGGGTGTAGTATTTTTATTACAGCGCAGGTCACAGGTTTCTTGCTGGCGCATTTTTGATACACTCATGTCATGAGCAAAGCTAAAGATTGGGCAAGCGCAGTAACTGGCGGAATGTCCCTCCGAGACCTCGCCAACGCAATCGGCGGAACACACTCCACCATTGGACGGAAACTAGACAACGATGACCCGCAAATGATCGTGGACATCGCCAAACACTTCGGCGCTAACCCAGTCGGCGTGCTCGTATCCATTGAGTTCCTAAACCCAAGAGACGTTCGGAACTATGCAGCCATTTCAAACCTCGAAAACTACGACGATCTAGAGCTGGCGGAAGAAATCGTCCGCAGGCTTCAGGAGCGAGAAGAGCACGAAGCGCTGCACGGTAACGTTTTCGAACTTTCCGACTACCAATCCGCCTCTAGTGATATCCCTCAAGACGCAGTAGCCGACGACAGTGACTACCACGAGGAGGAGAACACGGAGTTTGACGACTGATGACCTACACCAACTAGCCGACCAACTAGGGGTCACCGTCACCACACACGACCGTGGCCCCAAAGGCTGGTACCACCACCACACGAGGACTATCAGCCTGCGCAGTGACCTCCGTGCCGCGAACTACCGTTGCACGTTGGCGCACGAACTCGGGCACGCGCTCACAGGAGACGTACCAACCGGCATTGACCATTTTGACCAACGCATGGAACGCGCCGCCGACATGACGGCAGCGAACATGCTTATCTCTCACACCGACTACGCCGCAGCAGAAGCACTATACGGCCCGCACCCGGGCGCTATAGCCCGTGAACTCGGCGTAACAACACACACCCTCGCCGTATGGCGAGACACCTACGAAAGGACAAGAACATGACGTTTGAAGACCGCACCACCCAGCCCACCACGAAGAAACCTGTCTATAAGCGCTGGTGGTTCATCACCGCAGTTTTTCTGCTCGTACTCTTCCTAGCAGTACTAATCTTCACTCCAACAGAAGAAAGCTCTCCGACGGGCTCAGGTGACGTTGCTGAAGAAATCACTCTGCACCCGATTGGAGAGCCAATCGAAGCACCTGGAGTCACCCTCACTGTCGAATCAGTCACGCGCTCAGACAGTATCGAGCTCTACGCTGACGGGTACAAACGCGGCTACATGCCGAATGAAACCCTCAACGCTGACAAAGGTGAATACGCCATCGTCAAAACCGATGTGAAAAACACCGGACAGTCCCCAATGGATCTCACATGCGGGTTTGGCGTCCGAGCACTACTAATCAACACTGAAAATCAGGTTTACGACCCCATCGATAGTCTTTACCGCATTATCGATAACCCGGAATGCAATGACAGCCTAAACCCGGGGTTCGAAACGCAAATGACTTGGGTTTACCAGATTCCGACAGACACTGAGCTTGGAGCATTTGGATTCACGAACCCAGATGTCAGTTATGACGATCTCGAGTTCGTCGATATTCGAGAATCGAAATAAGCGAAATCGGAAAATAGGGCACTCACGCCGACTCATTATCTTCGCCGTCTGCCGAGCCACCAAAGAAAGGTAACAACCATGAGCATTGACCAAGCAGTCCAGACTCTCGCCGCCAAGGTTCGAGAACTAAAGCCAATTATCGAAACGGAAGAAGCCACAAAAACGGCCTTCATCATCCCCTTCATAAGCACCGTCCTCGGCTACGACGTCACAGACCCCCGTGAGGTTATCCCGGAATATACCGCGGACGTGGGCGTAAAAAAGGGAGAAAAGGTAGACTTCGCCATCAAATCAGGTGATGACTTCCGATTCCTTATCGAATGCAAGAAAATCGGTGAACCGCTCCGACTAGATCACGCGAATCAGCTCGTCCGATACTTCAATGTCACAGATACCGAGTTTGCGATTCTTACCAACGGTGAAGTGTACGAATTCTATGCACAGCTAGACGCAGCGAATCGAATGGACGAAAAGCCGTTCATGACAATCGACCTCGCTAACATCGATGCGCGTGTCTTCCCGCACCTAGAGATGTGCACAAAGACTCGATTCGATTCTGAAACAATTGCGGCAAGCGCTGAGCAACTCAAATACATTTCTGAGATTCGCAAGGTTCTGGCATCACAGTTCAAGGAACCAGATGCTGATTGGGTTAGGCTCATTGCATCTCGAGTGACATCGCGCCGTATGACAGCGCAAAACCTTGAGATTTTCACCAAACTTGTCTCGACAGCTCAATCTCAATTCCTTAAAGATGAGGCGAATCGTCGGTTGCGTTCGGCCCAGGATTTTGATGAAGCCCCAGGTGCGACGCCGGCACCGTCGGCCGCTACTACCTCCCCTACCGAATCGGAGGAAACTGATGATTCCGGAATCGTGACAACGGAAGAAGAGTTGCAGGCATTTGGAATTATCCGCGCAATTTGCTGCAGCGAAGTCTCTGTTTCTGACGTGACCATGCGTGACGCGAAATCATATTGCGCAATTTTGTACCGCGATAACAACCGGAATCCGATTGCCCGTTTGTACTTCGACCGGCGTGTTCCACGTATCGGCATCTTCGATGCGTCGCGCACTGAACAAGTATTTGACCTCAATGCGGTTGATGAGATTTACGAGCATGCGCAGCTTCTTCGTGAGCGCTGTGTAGCTCTTCGCGATTAGTAGCGCCATTGGCGCAGGTGACAGAAAGAATAAAGATGGGGGCGCTCGACCCGACACCAATTCAGGGAGCGCCCCGCAAGTGCCACTAGGAGCCCGGGGGGGGGTGGGCTACAACCAGCGACAAAAGGAACAATACCAATGGCCAGCATTAAGCGCTACAAGAAATCACGCGGTTATGGGTGGCGGGTGCAGTACCGCGCACCCGACGGGTCCAACCAGTCCAAACAAGGGTTTCGCACCAAGAATGAAGCCGAAGCATGGGCTGCCGCCAACACCATCAACATCGGTCGTGGCACCTGGTCACCTGAAACTGAGCGTCGCCGCACCGTGCATGATCTTGGCACTGCGTGGCTGGCGGCGCAGACGCATCTCAAGCCGTCGACGTATCGCACTACGGAATCTACGTGGCGTGTGCATGTGGATTCGTACTGGGGTGGGTGGCAGATTGGTCGGATTAAGCGCTCTGACGTGCAAACCTGGCTGGCCACATTTAGCGCTGGCGCGTCCACAGTACGGAAGGCCCATGCTTGCCTGGCGCAGGTTCTCGACGTCGCTGTTGGGGACGGAGTGCTGGCCACTAATCCAGCCCGTGGTGTGCGTCTGCCACGCAAACCGAAAGCGAAAAAGGTGTACCTGACCGCCGAGCAGGTCAAGACCCTAGCCAAGGATTCTAAGCGCCCTGAGCTCATCTGGCTTTTGGCTACTACCGGGCTGCGGTGGGGCGAAGCAGCGGCGCTGCGAGTCCGTGATGTCAACGTCCTACGCGGCCGTATACACGTAGAGCGCAATGCTGTCACCGTCGGCAGCAATGTCATTATCGGCACGCCGAAGACACACGAGCAGCGCACAGTGGCAGTGCCGAAAAAGGTCATGGCCATGCTGAAGCCACTGCTGAAAGACAAACTGCCGGACGCGCTGCTGTGGCCGGCAGGCAATGGCGGGCCGCTGCCGACACCGAGTAAGCCGGATTGGTACTACGGGAATCTTGAACGGGTAATGAAGGCTAACAAGAAGTTCCCGTATGTGACTCCGCATGGCCTGCGGCATGTGGCCGCTGGACTAATGGTGGGGTCTGGCGCGTCGGTGAAGGTTGTGCAGTCTCAGCTTGGGCATGCGAGCGCGGCTATGACGCTCGACACGTATGCAGATCTGTTTGACGGCGATTTGGATGTGGTGGCGGACGTGATGGATAGGCAGCTGCGTGGCGTGATTTAATGCAGCGGAAATGCAGCGGTTTCTCGGTTTTTATGCGTGTTTCTGCTGGTCATAGCGTCTTCAAGGGTGGGTTCGAATCCTTCTGGGGGCGCAAAAATAACCCGCCTGACC